AGAAAAAGGGTTTACTTTACTGGTTTTCTCCTCTGAGCCCTGTTTTTTTTTACAGTTTCTACTGCTGGTAATTTAGAATCCATAGACTCATTAAATTTATCCATAAACTCTTTTACTGCTGGGCCATCGGCTCCTCCCTGCTCATCTATCCACTCAGTAACAGCATAAACATTAAAATCCGGCTCTAGGTCCTGTCTAATATAACCATAAGCCAAACTATAAAACATCATTTGAGGTATAGCTTTAAAAGGATTTTCTTTCATAAACGCCTCTAAATTAGCCATGCTAACTCCTGTTTTTTCAATGAACAACCCTAGGAATCCGAGCCCAAAATAAAATGTGCGCTCTTTACCTCCTAAGTTTATCTTAGCTGTTTTTTTTCCTGTCATTTTTTCCTGTTTTTAAATTATGTACTAGCGAAAGGGTCCACTAAAACTATAGCTCCACTACCATCTAAAGTCGCTGAAAAAGTAGCGTTCTCTGAATTAGATGGAGAATCTAAGTTTAGGTTTGTGATTAAAGCTGTACCAAAATAAGCTCCTGTATCTGCTAAACCTGTATCTAGTTTCCATGTTACTGTGGCCTTTGCCATTTGTTTAGCTAAAAGCCAATCATGAGATGCTTTTGTTACCTCACTACCAGCGCTAGTTGTATCAATATACAGTCCATCGGCATTAATACTATAGGCAAAAACACCGGCTGTTTTTACTGTTACTCCAGCATCGCACTTAGTGGCTGTTTCTAAAACCTCTAAAGTTGAGGCTAAACTATTTGATGTTAAACAAGCTACCGGACGATAAATTGTGTCATCGTGGATATACAATATGTTAGCATCTCCTTTAATAAATGTAGACATTTTTTTTATGTTTTATGTTAATATTCAAAGTTACGATATTATTTAATAACTAATTCTAATCTTAAAAATTTTCTAATTAATGTACCATTTGGTAGGTTGCTAACCAGGTCATTAGGAAATGACATTAATTGAGATATTACTTCTAAACCTCCCTCTGAAATATCAATACCACCTTTTAAAGTATCTCTTAATTTATCTAAAATGTTATCGGCCAAAAGTCTGCTTCCTGGGTTCCCAGTCCCTTTATACCATGTGCAAACCTCTAATAAAATATCTGAATTATAAAAAGACTCACATTTGTTTCCCTCTACCTCGTTTCCTTGTGAGGTCATCAGAATATAAGCCTTTTCATTGCTTGCTAAATTGGTCTGTAGACTATCATAAACTTTTACGGTTTCGCCATCTACCACAGTATTATTAAACGCTGTGTAAATTGCTTTTCTAACGTGCTTATCTGGTAGAGACTTATTCATTTATTCTAAAATTATTAACATAATCGGTTACATCCTGTATTAATTGCTTACGGCCCTCTTTATATGCCGGCCATAAAAAAGGTTTGGCTGTTATTCCATTATTTAAGATTGATATAAAAATAGGATAACTAGCCTCCTCAGGAATACCTTTCCTATTACACCAGTCTTTTATAGCTTGTAAACCCTCCTCAAAAGAGCCTCCATTACCTCCCTTAAATTGTATTGCTAACTCTGAAAAATCCTCAGGAATATCTACTTTCTTACCAGTTCCAAACTCTAAAAATGGAGCATGAGGTGAATTATTTGATAATTTATAAGACATGGGCTCCACTTTTTGTAAATTATTAGCATTTCTTAAAATGCCTTGGTCTACTGGAGACTCTCTTTTAGCAACGGCTAAAGACGTTTCTCCGGCTGCCCTCACAATAGCATCTAAATCACTAATAACCTGTTTAGAGGCATCTTTAAGCATTTGCTCTAACTCAGTTAAACCACTTGTATCTATAGTAATACTAATCATCAATCATTTTTTTAGCTGTCACTGTCTGAGATACTCTTTTAAAGCCATCTGTTTTTACTGAAAGTATAGCGTAATAATCGGAGCCATATTTTAAAACGTGCTTTTTAGCATCTATAATTAATTGGCTGTCATACCTAAAAGTAAATTTATAGGTATCGTTAAACTCCTTTAACCCGGACTCGGTTTGTAATTGGTTAGAGTTTTGGTCATCAATAGAGCACCACCTGGTACTTACTAAAGTAGAAAAAGATGTTAAGTTACCTCCAAAAGTATCGGCTGTAACTGTAGCTAAGTAAATTTCAACTCTAAATTGTGCTGTCCTTGATTTATACATAATTAAAAAATAAAACGTCTCTCAGAGCTTAAAATAGCCATTACTGAATTAGGAATATAACCTTTCATCGCTGTTTCTGTTTCGGAACCATAAAACCAAAGTTTTACAGTCTCTAAAATAGCCATTTTAAATATTGCTTTAACATTAGCTGTATCTGTATAACCTATGTTAAAAGTCATAGACTCTAAATCTGAGTTTTCTCTATAATAAACAGTATAAAGGTTTTTGTTTTCTATACTATAACCCGTATCAACTGTAGGTAATACAATCTCATTAACAGGGTATGAGTAAAGCCTAATGTAATTAGCATTATTAAAGTAATACACGTTATCACGAGGTTTTAAATATGTTTGTGTATAGTTTTCAATTAAATTACAGGCTGAATCAATCATAACCTCTATTTCTGAATCTGAGTCTGTATTATCGGTATCAATCCTTAAATACTTCTTAGCATCCTCGACGCTAATTATATCAGTATAATCAGTTATTGTAGGCATAGTTATTTAGTTTTTTTGCGTGTTACTTTAACTTTAGGCTCCATTTTAGTCTCCTTTTTCTCAGCCATTTTTTCCTCTCTCTTAGGCATTGCTATTTCTGAACAAATACCTCGTCTAACTACCATTTCGCCAAAAATTTTATCACTAAAATAAACAGCACCTACTGGCCGGTAAAGACCCTCGTAATGGTGGTGTATAATTGTTTTTAGTTTCATAATTGTTACTTTTTGTAAAGTTACTAAATTTATTAATACAAATGTTTTTGCTCCATTCTAACATTTGCCCCCCATTCTCTGTAAATGTGAAACATATAAATTCCTGGAGCTATTCCTATTTTGCCACCAGCTTTTTTTACTTGCTCATTAAACACATAATCCAAAAATGAGCCATTTATCCTAATACCTCCCTCTCTGAATCGGCCTACATCCTCCCAAATCTTTTTACTGAAAAGCATAAAAATACCGGCCACAGTTCCAGGAGACTCTATGACTTTTGAGCCATATTTTTTATATCTGTCATTTGCTATAGCTATGTGATTTTTTATATTAAAATCCTCTGAAAGTTTGCCATCATGGAGCTGGTAAGTAAGGCCTAATCGGTTAGTCATACATCCTACTAAATCATAATCTCCTCTTTCAGCTATTTCCTCACATTGCTTAAATAATACTCTGTGGTGTAATGGTAAGGTGTCAATATCTCTTAAACAAATCCAGTCCTCATCGGGCAAAAACTCAATTAAATCATTTATAGCTTTTCCAAAGTTTTTATCTGAGGCTCCCGGTGTTATGTGGTGTACTTTCATATAGTTGTGGATGCGCCTGGGTTACTATAGCCCATTGGCTTTTATAAGTTGCTGAATAAATATTTTTAGGAGTAATGCCTGTTTTCCAAATTGTGAAAGGTAGCGATAGTTGGTCCCTTGGTACAAATTGGCAAGTCTCTAAAAACCAGGCCTCATGTAGTTTGTTTATCTCCGGGCTGTGGTCTCTGACAAAAAAACCATTTAGATATAAACCACAGTCTTTGTAACCCTGTGCTATGTAGTAATTTATTTGCTCGTTAATTTTATCGGCTGGAAACCTCCCATTTATAATAATCTGCTTGGCCTCCTCAAAAATACTGTGCCTCCTGTGGTGCATAAACCACATAGGGACCCCTGGTGGCTCTTTTATTATTTTTTGGTTGCCATCTGTGTAACAAACTAAATCGTACTCCTGGAGGTGTTTATGTGAGAGCATTTTAATCTCTCTACTTTGTATTAATGGGTTATCGGTTTTTGGTAGTTTTCTAATCTCCCATCCTTTTGAGTCCTCAAAATCTCTATCGGTAAACATGATAACATCCCAACCCTCAAAATAAGGCGCTGTTAATAAGTCATCATAGCCTCCGGTAATTACGCTGTAAATAGCTTTTTTCATCTTTAAACTATAAAATTAACGTTTTTAATCTTTATACAAAAATAAAGAGGCCTAAGATTATAAAACCCCAGGCCCCTCACAGAAAAAAATTGACAAAAAGCCAAAATTTACTTTTAAAAAAAGGCTCTTAGAATATTCCAAAAGCCTTTCCCCAATTAATTAATAAACTAAACTAATCTCCTGTTTTAGGTAGCTGTAAAATCACCATAAATAATAGCATCCGGTCTATGAACTGCTAGGCCAACTTGTGCCTCAATTCTAGCTGTGATATTATTTTTAGTAAAGTTGTCGGCATCTTCTGTACTGAATTGTAAAGATAAGCCCTCAGTTTGTATTTTCTTAACTGTACTCCATGCGCCTACATAATATTTGTTAGCCGCTAACCAGTTAGCTTTTACTACTGGGATGCCTAAGCATCTTAATACAGTACCATCAAAAGTCCAACCTAAAGGTAAGCCATATCCGGCTCCTGTAGATTTTTCTATACTTAACATAGCGTAATAATCGCTGGTAGTCATTACAATACCATCAACATCATGGTCTAAAGCCTCTAAAGTTGCAATCTCATTTATAATCATCTCCGGCTTATTTTTGCTAGTGATAACTTGTGTAGATGCTGTAGCTAAACCTAATAAAGCTGTGTTAAAAATGCTACTTTCAGCTTTTAGATAATCTCTGCGTAAAGCTCCAGGTAAGAAAGACTCCAAATATTGAACGTTGTTAGCCATTTTCTTAGAATAGCGAGCAAAACCAGCTATAAAGTCTGTGGTAACATCTACATGAGTGAAATCATAATCTCTTTGGTCTTTAGCACTACCCTCTGTTTGGGTTCTAAATGCTGTGCCTGAGCTATATTCTCCAGCTGCCTCTCTAGGGAAAGTGTAAGTCCCTCCACTAATAGACATAGTTTGTACTAAATCACTGAAATTAACTTTTTGGTTCGGTACTTTAGCAACTACATTACTAAAATCTCTCTCCAGGTCTCCAGTTACATTAGCCGAAACCATGTTTCCTACAGTTTTAAGCTCTAGCTCAACGCTATGCCCTTTTTTTACTGTTTTAATATCATCAAAATTCTCTCTAACTAAACTTTTCAGCTCAGTTTGGAAAGTTTTTTCAGTTTTATTTATACCAGCAAATCCTCCTTGAATTTTTACATCCAATTTGTCTAAGTGTTTTTGTTGAGCCTCAGATAATTCTTTTAACTCATTAATTCCTTTTTGAGATGTTTCTCCAGCTTTTTCAAGTAAAGATTTAATCTCTGTATCAATGCTTTCTTTTAAGGCTTTAACCTCAACTTTTAAAGCATCAGCGCTTTTTCCCTCTAGGTTTTTCTCTAGGTTGGAAATGGCATCTTTTAATTCTCTTGGGTCCATTTTTTTAATGTTTTCCGTAATTATTTAATATGTCTAGTAACGGCTTAATGTCCTGGCTAGTGTCGTTAAACGGCTCCCCATTATTTTTAAGTGTCATTTTTCCTAATTCGTATGCGTGTCTCTGTAGGTCTTTTAAAGATAGCTCCAGTAAGTTAAATGTGTCATCGGTTACTGTGCCTGTTTTAAAAAACTTTAATATTAGAGAAATTTTATCGTTAGTATCTTTTAGGGTTAAAGATTTAAACCCTGTAAAAGGTGTGTCTGAGTTGCTCCCCAGGGTTACATTACTACCCTCATAGAGTTTAACCTCCTGTATGTATCTAATACCGGACTTTTGCTCTTTGTTTATAGTTACAAAGCCAATACTATGCTCTTTCATTATTCCGGCCTCATAGAGCTTTAAAGCATCCTCAGAGTAAGAGGTGTTTATTAATGGCTCACTTTCAAAATAAAGGCCTTTAACATCCTCTTTTAAAACTGCAAACCGGCCATGTGGCTGTGCGAAATTGTGCTGGTTTAAGAAATAAATAGAGTTTCTCCTTTCAGCTATAGACTTTTTAAAAGCACCCTTAACCATAACGTCATTATCATTGTCTATATTTTCAAAACTAGATAAGTAACCGGTAATAACTCGGCCCTTGGTGTCTACGTCTTTAACGGCTCCAAAGCTATTATTTTTAAAAGATAGTAATCCTTTCATATCGTAAAGTTATAAAATTATTTTTTATTTTGAATTTTAGTGTCATTTTTTTGATTAATAACGTCTATTAGAGATTTTGTAATGTCGTCATCTAATAAAATCATTAGTTTATTATGTCCTTGGTCTAAAAACGTTTTAAACCCAAACTTTTTATAAAAACTCTCTAAACTACTTGAATTTAAACCACTAAACCCCATCGGAGAGGCGTTTAAATATAATGGCATTAAGTTATTTTTTTTAGCATAATTAATAGCCTCAGTCATTAATTTTTTAGCATATCCCTGTCTTTTAAACTCGTCATCTATTTCTAAATGCTCTATTTTACCTATCAAAGTACTATCATCTAATCCCATTTCATATAAAGCATCCTCACCT